TATGGTAAAAACATCTTGGCAGTATTGATTGCATAAATACAACCGTCATTACCTAGTACCCAATCTGTTCCGCTTGTTAAGGCAGTATAATTTACCCCATAATCAGTGCTTACACTAAAACTAATGATATTTAAAACTGGAGTTTCATGTAATATTATTTTATCTACTCCGCCGTCGCTGTATTGAGTGTAGATGCTAGAACTAGCATATTCGGTTATTCCTCTGCGACAGTAGGTTTGTACTAATTTGCTTACTAATGGTATTAATAAATCTATTTCAGCATCTCTATTACTGCTAGTAATTCCTAAGTAAGCTTTACATTCTGCTTTTGTAATTAAGTTAACAGCCATAGTATGCTTCTCCAAATGTCTCTAAAGACCACCATAGTAGGCTTTAGAGACAGGACTCTTGCGAATCCTGCCTAAACTTAAAAATTAATCTATATAGCGAACTGCAATAACACCTTCGCCATCAATTCTTGATAGCTGTGTCATACCAATACGCATACTTGCAACTAGTACACTGCGCTGATTGATAACTTCGTCATCACTATCCACACGCATACCACGATGAGTACCAGCTAGGAAGTTCATTGGATTAACAATGATAGCTGCTACTTCTCCAGCATTAGCTGCTTCAAAACTTGCACTAACGATAACTGGTGTATTACCAACACTACCAACTTGACCAGTTAATAGGGTAGCGGCTGGACCAGCTTTATCTACTGTTAAGAATTTTTCATCTTCTAGTAGTTCGTAGTAAGCTTGTGTACTTACAAACATAACTAATTCACTAGGAATTAAGCCGAATGCTCCTAGATTCTTACGAGCTTCCATAGCTTTGGCAACACTGAATTTAGCTGCATCACTAATATCTAGTGTAACTGCTGCACTGGCTGGGTTTACACCTGCACTAGCTGCAACACCACCTACTGGGTGATAGCTTGCTAGACCCTTAACAAGAGCTGCAATTTGACCAGTACCTGCTGTACCACTACCTGTTCCATCACCTAGTAGCATAGCTTTGTCTAGTGTTTTAGCCATACGACGTGCCATTGCGTCACGTACTAGTGGAAGAATAGGAATTAGGCTATCTTCATCTTCTTCAAAAGAAATAAACTCTTTAGTTGCTAATTTATAGGCACTTAATGAGATTTCTCTGATTTGATGATTTTGTGCTGCACCACTGCTGTTACTGCCACCAAACTGACCACCAGAAACCCAACTAGCGTTTGCACCTGTATCTGGATTGACAGGAATCTTCATAACTGGTTGATTCATAGCAATGCTACGAATTACTGGAGTTACTACTAATTGACGGCGCATTTCAGCTTGAATAGTAGTACTAACTTCTTCTTCCCAACGTTCATGTGGTAAGCGAGCAGCACCACCAAAACTAGCGGCTTTTTCTAGTAGTTGTTTACCAAACTTGGTATCAGCAATTGACTTGCGTGTAATTTTGCTTAGTAGAACAGCTTTTTCTTTGTCTGCATAAGCAACGTCACCGTCCTTAGGCTCGCTAAATTGCATGCGGCTCTTGTGTAGTGCTTCGATTTCGCCACTCTTACTTTGTAGCTGCTCTAGCTCTTTGGCCTTGTCTTTGATAGCTGCTTGTAGGCTTTCAATGGCACTCTTGTGCTCATTAGCTTGTTCTTCTAGGCGTTTTTCAACGTCTGCTAACAAGCGCTCTGCACCGGTATCAACAGTTTGTACAACTGGAGCGGCTGGCTGAACAGCCTTAATAGCGGCGTTAATCTTAGCTTGTAAGAGCTCATCTTCCTGCTCTTTGCGTTTTGCATCTTCGGCAGCTTTTACTTGAGCTTCTAAAATAGCTTTAGCAGTTTGATCGGCAGCTTTAGCGGCAGCTTCTGCTAATAATTTTTCTAAATCTTTTGGATCCATGTCCCATTCCTCGTTTGTTGTGCTTTTTGCTAATCCTGGGGTATCGAGCTTTTTAGCTGATTCCGTTGATGCAAATTGCTGTTTAAATAACTCAAATTCTTCGGCAGTATCAAATGCCTTAGCTAAACTAAATAGCGTGTTTTGGTTTGCGGGTACTGAAACTACACTAATTTCGTGCAGCTCAAGCTCTTTAATTAAAAATGACTCTGTAACGCTATCATAGTCGGCATCTTTAACTCTAAAGCCTACACTAAATGCGCTTAGAATTCCCTTTTTAACCAGTTTGTATACATCACCTACTTCAGCAGGAATTTGTGCTCTAACCCACAATCCCTGATCAGTAACTTTATGCTCAACCATTTTGCCAATAGGCATTTGGTGATTGTGATAGGCTAGTATAATTGGATTTTTTAAGTAATTGTAAAGCCCACCGCTCCACGCGTTCATAGGAATTACATCACCATGTCTATCACGGTCTACTGTGCTAGCATATCCTTCAATATAAATGCTATCATCAGATTCTGTACTAGCTGTAAACTTACTGCTTAAATAGAGTAATTTATCTAGCTTCTCTTTCATATTACTCCCTCTGCTGTACTAGGCCTACCACCCTGGGATGGATCAGCTGCTGAACCTGCTATATTAGCAGGTATTCTTATAGTATCTCCACCTGTTGCTAGTTTGGGATACCTTAATTCTTGTCTGGCTTCATTTGGTGTTATAATGCCACCATTTACCAACGTGCTGTGATATTTTGCTAATTCGCCTACATCAGGCTGTAGAGCACTAACGCTTGAAGTTATCGCTTCCACGTCGTATCCAAAATATCGCTCAAGTGCGGAAACGTATAAGCGGTTAATAGGCAACACTGTTTCCAAGTAAAATAAGCGTAAATTAGGGGCAATGTTAGCATTGTTACCTCCCTGTAGCAAGAGCGGTGGTACTCCAACGGTGCTTATAATACGCTCATTGTGTGTTTTTATGGCTTGATCAAAATCAAGATCTTTAAAATTCTGCTCTGACAATCTCTGCGGTTTTAGTCCCGAATCTAAAATAATTGGACGCTTACCACCTGACTTACTATTATATCGCTGCTGCCAGTACTGCAGTGTTTTTTCCTTGGCAGCTTGTGATAGGGTATTTTCACTAGTAAGTACTAATCCAAATATTGTGCCATTTTCAAAAAACTTTTGTTGAAACTCTTGCATAGAATATAAGATATTTATATTCTCCAAACAGCTTTCCAGTCTACTAGCTCCGCGGTATATGCTAGTGGAACTAACATCTTTAAAGTAAAATACTTCGCGTTCTTCAAATAACACGCTGCCATTATATCTATAGCCACGAATAAATGTTTTGCTATCAGTTAAGATTTCAACATTTTCTGCTGGTAGGTGATACATAAAAGTACCATCAAAATGTATAAACGCATTACCGTCTAGTAATATATCTTTAAACAGTTCACGTCTAAAATCTTGTGCGCTTTGAAATGGATTAGGTCTAAAATTCAGTAAGTTATTCAGTGTTTTTTGACGGATGCCAACTACAACACCGTCATTAATTTTATCTTTTACATCATAGTCCAGTGAACTAGCAGCATTTACAACCATACTAACTGCCCTGTTAACACTGTCTAAAGTGCGGAACGCATTTCTAAAGCTAACTATGCGTGCTTCGCTGCCGATGTTACTACCTTCATCGGTTTGTATTAATTGTTGGGCTGGATTTAATTTTTCACGAATCCAACCACGAAATTTATCTAGTCTTGTTGCCACCGCTGCCCCCTGTAAATTCGCTAAACAGGCTAGGGACTGAGCTGTTCCTATAAACGCTTTCACCAGTTAGGTATTTTTGGCGCTGTACTTCAATCCAATTTTGTTGTTTAGCAACCGAACTAGGTAAGGGACTCTTACCATAAATACCATGAAGTTGTACATGATGACGATTACACAGGGTGTAAACTAAATCATATATTTCTCTATGGTGGCTACTAATAAACTCATCACGAACTGCAAGTATGCCACTATCAGTACTAATATCATAACCACAACTTTTTGACCACACCTCTAAGAGATGGGTTATACTGTGTAAGTGGTGTAATTCTAACTCTTGAGTACTGTTACAAATATAACACTGTGATTGCTTTTCATAAGCACTTTTTGCTTTATCTCTAATCCACTTAACTGGTATGCGTTTGTTTGTATTGATTGCCACGTTCTAAAGGACCTATATATTCAAATGAACCAACATGTCTAAGCACTATTGATAAGTCTACACTAATTGGTATATTATTTTTGGTACATAGTTGACAGAACCACCAATCTTCGCTTAATAATAATTTAGTGCTTTTATCTATATCAACTTTAAAATATTCTGTAATTAACTCTTGGCTATCTTTAGGACTTGGGTAGTATTTATCTAGTTGTGGTTCTAATTGTTCTAATACTTCGCGTTTTATTAGCAAAAATCCAGTGCCAACATGTTCAATAGTATCTTGTTTATTAATATTTACTACTAAAGTTTTAGTTAAATCTTTTTTAGGATATAAGCCAGCTATAACAGGTTTATCAGCATTTATTAGTTTTAGTATGCTGCTATCGTCTGGAAAATCTATGTCGCTGTCAATAAACATTAAATGCGTAAGTTGTTTATAACGCATAAACTCATGCACTAATGTATTTCTAGCACGTTGTATTAAACTTTCATTGATTAGAAACTGCCAACTATACTTAATATCATGTTGTGTTAGTGTAATCAAATTTTTTAACAAGCTGTCCACGTACTGCATAGTACAAAAACCACCGTACATTGGTGTAGCTATAAATAGGTGCTTCAAAAAATAAATCCTCTACAATTTTGTTTATTATACCATTACAACAAACAAAAGTCAAACCAAAATTTATAGTACCTAAACAACAAAGCTGTATAGTGCATAACGGAGTGCATCAGCCATGTGACTATAACGATCGTGCTTGGGGCGCTCACGTGTTAGTGTTTCACGATCGTCCCAGCGATACTGATCTAGCATTTCTAGCACATGGGTACAATTACGTAACACACGCAGTCTACCTTGTTGAATAATAGTTTGTAAGTAAGCAATACCAGCCAAAACATCTTTTTTAGCCTTAGTAGTTGCTATGTCGTAGTTGTAAGCAAGATCAGCAGCAAACTGTGCTGCTGCACTATCAATAAATACTGTTTCTACAGACCACGAATCAATCATTTGTTGAAATGCTTGTGCATGCTGTGCTGTAGTACGCTCTGACTCTAAATAGTCCTCAACAACATAGTAGCAGTCAGTGTTATAGTCGTAGACAACATTAACCCAAGCTGTAGCATCTTTATAGCCTGGATCACAGCCACTAAAAGCTTCGCCACGTAAGTTGGGTAGTTGGTCTAAGATATACTCTGGTAAAAATCCTTCGTAGATTTGGCCTAGGTAGCTGGTAAACGATGCCATGTACTCTTGTTCAAACTCTGCACGCGACATAGATCGGCGTGCTTCTGCCACATCTGACTCGGCCATGCGTGTATTCTCTGTATAATCTGCTTGCAAGCTACACCACTCTGGAAAGTTGTGATCAAAGCCACGATTCCAAAACCGGCTAAACCAGTTTTGCTTGCCGCGTGGTGTTGAGATAAATATGGCCTTGGCCCCAGGTTTGTCTAGTGTAGGACGTAGTGCAACATTGAAAGCTTCTTCGCCACTGTCTGACAGTGCAGCTTCATCAAATATAATCAAGTCATAACTTCGGCCGACAGTGGAGTCTACTGTACCCACAGAACCCATTCTAATAGTCGAACCATTGTCCAGCTCAATTACACGGTCCTTTAAGTTATCACGACGAACTTCTAGGTCAAAGTGCTTGATCAGCTTACGTTGCAGCTCAAAACTAATAGACGATAAGTTGTAGTTGGGTGATATAATCAACACATTTGACTGTGGTACTAGGGTTACTAGTTGACCGACCACATTGGCTATGTAGGTTTTGCCCA